AGAAAGGCAAGCGTCTGGTTCAGCCCAAAGTCCGGCGTGCTGATCCTCTGCTGGGCAATCTCCCGCATCAGGTTCATCTGCTGATCAAAGCTGATTGGAGGGGATTGCTGGGCTACCGGCTGGATGTCGTAGGGCAGGATCTGCCCCGGGGACATTCGGATATTGCCGGCGTTGGGGATCTCCCTGCTGGTACGGTACAGAGGCTGATTGAAGAGAGTCATTGCATCATTCTTCTCATTCAACAGCTTGCAAAGCTGTGCCTCAAATACAGCTACCTGTTCCACCACTCCCCGGCTGCTGTAATAGCCGGCATCCTTAATCTCGTAAGGGAAAGCAACAAAGGGAGGCTTGCCGTGATTATACGGGATCTTCATCACAGGACGCAGATCCAGATCCGGCTGTGTAGGCGAGTAGGTGCAGATCCTCCACTCCCCTGACTCCTCGCAGCGATAGTAAACTTCCCAGACGATGATCCGGCCCTTGCTGTCGAAGGTTAAACCTTCCCGCTGGTACTTGATCTCTCTGGTTGTCAGATCCCCAGCTTCCTCATCGTAGCTGCCAATGATCTGCTCGATCACTTCAGGATCCTGATTTAGAGTCTTGTTACGCCTGTAAGCCTCCACTGTGTAGGTGCTCACCTGCGTGATCCTGTCAGCCGTCTCCAAGCTCCTAGTGTTGGGTGGAATAATTAGATGCTGAGGATCTACAGCATAGTAATCCAAACACTTCTTGTGGTGATTCCAAATCACCTTCATTAACCCCGTACCACTTACCAGTGTGCTGTCGATCACAGTGAGGATCTCAGTCTCCAGATTGCTCTTCTGCTTGAGGCGGTGATCAAACCACTGCGCTGCCGCAGTGGTTAGCTCTGCAACCTGTGGGCTGTTGGGGATAAAGCTGGCTACCAGATCAGTAGCGAATAGCTGCTGAAAATAGTGGGGCTTGAGTTTCTCGATGATTGAGTCACTCAGCGGAAAGTGAACATCTGAGGCGGTTGGCCACGGCTTCGTCTTGCGACGAAGACCGTGATGCCTCATCTCGTAAAACATCCTCTGACGAGTGTCCCAGAGGCTACGATCGGCCAGATCCTGCAGGACACTGGCGTTTAATTTTTCTCTGTGCATTTATTTGTCCGCATCTCCGGCGGCAACAGCCTCCAGTGATAAAACTGTCTGGTGCATCTGGAGCACGCCGATAATCGTTGCGTAATTTAGCTCAAACTCCTGTGCGTACCTGTCTATGAGTTTAGCCAGATCCTGACTGAATGCTGTTGCTTGTGCTTCTGGAGACATAAAAAAAGCCGCCCCCTCAGAAAAGGGGACGGCTACACAGATATGTAAACCGCGAATAAGAACTAAATCAGACCGCAGTCAACACAGCCACTCTAGGCAATAGCGTCGATTTCACAAAACAACTTTTGCACTTTCTCCTTCAGCTCCTCCAAGCCTTCGTTATTGTTGATTGTGTAATCGTAGCTATCAAAGTCTTTCAGGGCGTTCTCTGAGCTGTGTGAATCCTGCAGCCCTGTGTCTCTCTCTACGTTAACCAGAACGCCCCTGCTTCGGATAAAGTGGGCTTCATTGGGATACCTGACATCGGTGATTACAGTGATCTGCTTGTTCTCAAAGTTGTATCTTACTTTATCAAACATCTGATCGATCCAGTAGGATTTACCGAAGTAGTGCCGGCAGTAGTCTGCCCCGTACCACTGCAGCATAGGGCGGAACCTTTCCTTGTCCTGCTCGATCATCTCCACCTTGACCTTCAGCATATCGGCAACCTCCTGCTTGAGGTTGTCAGCAAATGCCTCCCGCTTGAGCCGGCCCTTTCTGGTGATCTCCTGCATCAGCCGGCAGACCGTATCCTTACCGCTTCGCTTGGTTCCGCTCAGTCCAATTATCTGCATCCAGCTCACTCCACTGCTTTCTCGATCTCGTACTCCAGATCTATAATCACCTCCAGAGTGTCCTCTACAAACTGCCGGCCTTCAGGGCTGCTCTTCATCGCGTCCCTGAATCCCTTCGGGTTCCCCTCGATCAGCCTCTTGGTGTTGTCCAACTGAACCGGGGTCTTGCAGCCACTTGTCAAGACGGCTGCGCTTATCAGACCGGCGATCAGCAGCCTGCTTCTGTATCTGTGTTTTTTCTGTTTCTTTTGCATAACCAAAAGCCTCTTTCAGTATCTCCAGTATTACTCTAATTATCCCTATCATCCTGTGTTGATCCCCATTGAATTGATTAGTTGATTCTCTCCACTCAGCTCCAGCAGCCCCTCCTCAAATATATCCTCCAGAGTGGCCTGCCTTGGCCCCTCCTGCATCAGAAACTCCGAAGTGTAGGAGGCTGCCATCACAAAGGCATCAGCCCTGTCAGGGCTACTGAAGCCTCTGGATCTACACTCAGCTTTACTCTCCAGATTTAGCTTTCCGGTCTTGGTAGTCGCTACCCTCCTGTTGGTTAGCTGGGCGTGCAGGATCTCATCATCAGGTACAACAATATCCGCCTTCTCGATCTGTCTGGCTGCGTTAAACCACATCTCTGCCGATCTGTTGGCAAACCTGTCAGGCTCGTAGGCTCTACTGCCCAGATTGATCTGGTGCATCTCCCACCCCATCTCTGCCAACTGCTGTGCCATTGGCAGCCCCAAGCCTCCAGCATCACAAAAGATCTGTTGAGGCTTCAGCCCTGCCCTCTCAAACTCCAAGGCAAACCTGCCACAGGCTGCCATAGTATTCTTATCTCTCCAGCTTAGGAGCTTGGTGATGTGATTGCCGTTCCTGATACAGAGAACATTCTCATCACTGCCGGCTGCAAAGTCTACAGCAGCCACTACCTCACCCTTCTGCTTCTTGGGAGGATTCTCCAGACAGTGCATCAGGCTATCCCAAGGGATCACTGTGCTCTCTCCTGACTCCTCCATAAACTCCGCCCTAATCATCGAGGCAATCAGTGGGTGACTTGCTCCCCACTTCTCTATCTGCTGCTCAATCCACTCCGGCTCTATATGCGGACAGTCATAGGCTGTAACCGTATGCAGATCCCAGAAATCCTGTTCCTTACTGAAACATCTATAAAACTGTCCCTTGCAGCCTCCCGGTGAGGACATCAGTAAAACCCTATTTGGCTGGCATCGTTCCAGTGCCATAAAGATCTCATCCTTCACCGTCTTAGCCTCATCAATTATCATCAGCAGGTTATCAGCGTGCCAACCCTCAAACCTGCCGGGATCGTCTGTACTGAAGCCAATCACCCGGCTGCCGTTAGGGGTACTCAGCTCAGTCTGATTGATCTGGATCCCCAAGCCTCCAACCTTCCGGGCCAAGCTCCTGATCGTTGGCCACATCTGTTCTTTCACCTGCCGGTATACCCCCGAAGTCGTAACGCAAACGCTGTTAGGATACAGCAGGGCGTGCCACAAGGCTGCAGGAGCCGCACACATCGCTGTCTTCCCTGAACCGTTGGCCGCCTTCAGGGCTATCCTAGTCTTCGGCTTGCTAAGACTCTGCAGCACCTGCTTCTGCCAAGGGTGTAGCTTTAGCTTAAAGATCTTCTCTGCAAAGACATCACAGTCAGAGTCTGATCTTCTCTGCTGTTTCCGCTTTGTAGTAGCAGTTTGCTTTTCTGATTTTGCTTCTATCGTCATCACTCTTCGGGACTTCCACCCAAACCTCCCTAATCATCTCAGGAGTGTCTCCCCTGCCATTAACCAACTCCTGCACCAGCAGGCAGTCAGTCAGCAAATAGAGCAGCTTGGTAGGCTTCCTAAAGGCAAAGGCAAATGCCTTCCCCGCCAGCACCTTGTCACTCCCCAGCAGCATCTCACCACTGTACTGCTCCATCAGTGTCCTGTAATCAAACCTTCTCCACTTCACCTCTACTGCAGCCTCCAGATAGTCCACTGTAGTCAGGATCCCGTCCAGATGACTCATCTGCTCCCCGCTGCCCTCATAGTACAGCTTCTTCCCCTGCTTGAGGCTGTGAGCGATATACCTCACTACAGCCTCCTTCTCCTTCTCTGCAGCCTCCTCGTTCACCTCAGTATCCTCAGCTTATCCTTCAGCTTCTGATGCAGATCCTTATTGCCTATCTTCGTCCCCTCTATAGCCGTCCGTAGCATCCCCTTATCCGGCTTTGGCTGCATCAGAAGGCTCAAGCTCAACTCTGTCCAATACTGCTTGGCACTCTCCACCCCTGCCGGCCTATGCTGCCGCCTCTGCTCCTCCCAGCTATCCGCATATCCTTCTTCTAGCTTCATATACCACTCCGGTACGATCCTGCCGCTAAACAGCTCCAGCGTCTTCTGAACAACATCAGCCACCTATCACCACACTCTCCCCCTGATAACCACAGGAGCAATTAAACTGAGCATACTGATTCTCTGCATCCCTCCTGCTGCCCAATACTTCCACCTGCTGTGCCTCTTTCACCTGAGCGCACTGAGGGCAATACAGTCTTGAATCTGCTTCTATAGGATCAGAAGAAGGAGGGGAGTAATTTAGTGTGCGAGGGTAAGGAGGGGGGTGGGGGGCGTTATCATCCCCCTCCCCTCCTGTGGGGTGGCCCCCCTCCTGTTCTGGCTGGCTGGAAGTTGTCCCTGTAATCGTCCTCGACCCTTCGGAATCCTTAGTATCCACATCGATAACATTCGATTCATAGTCAGATGATGAGTCCAAAGCATTACGTTGCTGCTGCATCTCAAGCAGTTGCTCAGGTGAGATCGTAGAGCTGAAGCTCATCGTTTGCATCTCCACCTTCTTGCTGGTTGAGTAATCTTTACTGAAGCGAGACTGTAGTGTTTTCAGGGCCAAGTGGCCGTCACCGTTAACGATTTGCTCGTTGATAGTTATGTGACAAAGATTGGCATACTGACTCTCTGCGTGTGCGATACATTCGGAAAAGTCAGAGAACTTTTTCTTCCAATCATAAAGCGTATCAGTATTCACCCCAGCAGCAGCAGCAGCTCTTTCCAGAGGCAATCCAGCAGCTACAAACCTCAGCAGATTCTCCACTATTCTCGGTGTGTAATCACTAGGTCTTCCCATCTTCACCTTACCTCTGGCGATATCTCTTTCCAGTGTCATCACTGACTTAGGCAGGTGAATCGTTTCCAGATGCTGCGCTCTCTCAATGCGCTCTCCTTCAGACATCTGCGCTACAGCTTTGTCTGTCTGTTTTACCCTTCTGGGCAGCTTCTTCTTAGCTGCCGTTTTCTTCTTCTTCACTGCCATAATTTCTCCCCTATCTTCATCAGGATCTCCCCTTCTGCGTTCTTAATCTTCTGCAGTTGCAGCAACCCTTTCCTGATTATTTCTGCTGCCTGTCCTTCCCTACCTGCCAGCTCTCTGGCTAGGTTCTTTTCCACTTCCTGCAGTTCTGTCATCAGTTGTTGATTAGCAATATGCTTTTCTTGAGCCATAGATAGCCCTCCAGTGCATTTTTATTTCCCTCTAGTGTCATCACAGTGCTCACAGTATACTAATGCCTTACAGAGGCTCCTAGAGGCTTTTCCTCAGATTAGCAAGCTGCTGGGCAAACTGCAGCCTCTCAGCGTCTGTCAGCGTCTGCCTCTCCTGCTGTGGCTTTCTGGCAGCCTTCTGCCGCATTGGCTTCGGGTTAACCTTACCGGCAGCCTTCTGCTCCAAGACGCTGATAGCATCCAGCAGCTCCCGGTACTCAGCCTTGTGCTCCTGTCGGATCCGGTTGCTACCGCTGACGCAGTAGATCCCAGCCTCCTCCAGTTCCTTCTTCCGCTTCTGCAGCATCTCCACCTGCTGCTTGAATCCCCACACTTCTCCCTTGGATAGTTCTCTAAATACTTCTGTAATCTTATTATTATTACTATCAGTATCAGTATTATTATTATTCTTAACTAGGTTATTATCTATTCTAGTAATAGTACTATTATTAGTTTTAGTACTAAAACTAGATACAGGTTTATTTAAGGTAATAATCATATATCTACTACTGTATTAGCTATATTAGTTATATATTACGAAAAAAAGGCATCTAAACCTCTAGCTCTTAACGGTTTACAGCTACAGAACGGTATCCTTCTCTGGAATTAGCTGTCTGCTTTTTCCAGAGATAGCGATCAAACTGGACAGCCTGCTCTCGATACTTTGCATAGGCACTGGTGATCGCATCGAACTGTTTTACAGCGTTACTCACTGCACCGTGATCCCTTTCAATTGCCTCAGCGATTGCCTCAAGCGTGTACCCCTTTTTTCTCAGGATTGAGCACACAGTAAACCTTGGCCAAACAATGTGGAACTTCCTGCTCCTGCCTCTGATGCTGCCAACCTTTAAGCCCCAGAAGTTTTCTGCTGCAGTGATTATCTGGTTAGCCT